CTCAGCAGGCACGAACTTCGCCACAATGCGGCTCAAGTTCGAATCATAGTACACCTTCTTGAACGTACTTCCCGCCAACGGAAGATAAAACAACATCTGATCCATGTCAGGCGTGTACTCTTCCATCACATTCGTGATGTAGTAGTTCATAAACTGCTTAACACGCGACGCCTGATCCACCTTGTCACGAGTCTCTTTACCCAAAACTACAGTCCGGACAGGACCCGAAGCAGGCAATAACTCGTTAAACGCCTGCGCCTGAAACTGAGTAGCCGCCTCGGCCAACAACGGGTGAGTCACCCCAGAGGCTCCACGAAACGGCTGCGTCCGCTCCTCATAAGCAAACCCAAGCAACTCCAACCCATTGGAATACGTGTCTTCCCACTCCTGACGAGATGCCTTGTTCGACTCGAACTCACTTACCAAATCACCAGATATACGAGCTAACTCCATATCAGACAGCGTTTCAGCCAAGTTCTCATCAAACCCGCCCTCAACCATCTCCGCCATCGGCTCAAAGTCAACCACAACGTCGCCGTTCTCTTCCTCAGTGATCTCTATCTCATCCCCAAGGTCCGTGAACAACGGCTCTTGGCCAGAGTCAGGTATCTCAAGCTCCAACTCCGCCGCCATCTCACTCTCGTCAAGCTGTGACGGAACCACTAATCCCGCAATCGGTTCTCTAGCCATTAGCTACTCCAATCAATAATATGCCCGTATCCTAGCAGATTCTTCACCATCTTGCCAATCATCTGTTGGCAACTGCACAAAATTACCCTGACGATACCGCATCAACGCCTGCGTCATGCTGTCAACCAAGTCGTCATGCTCCCCATTCGGAAACGCCGCTACTTCCTCAATCATCTCATCCGCAAACGTCGTATCAGGTGCCCAAACCATACCAGCCTCAAACAACGGACTCACACTGTGAACACGCGTCACCTTGTCATTACCACGACTAGGTGTGAAATTTACAACAGGTATCCCCATGTTCCGCAATTCATGCGTCAAAGGCATACCACTCGCCTTCGCCTCAACAATTACAGTGTCGGGGTCCCAAAATTCATACTCCTCTAACGCAATCGCCTTCAACTCAGGAAACTCCCAACGCCCCTTCTTGCTATCCAACAATATCAAGTTAGGACCCGAACCACCCTCGTTAGGATAAAACACACCCCACGTCGTAATCGCACTGTAGTCCGCAGTCTCACGCTTACTAAACGCCGTATCGTAACTCTGTATCACATACTCCAACTGAGGCACGTCCTTCTTCTCCCAAGTCCGCCACCACTCGCGCTTGATAATCGCGTTCTCCTCACCAGTAGGACTCTGCTGATACTGCGCATTCCACTTGCTCGGGGGAATAGATGCGCGGACCGCGGTCAAATCCTCAATGCTCCAGAACTCAGGCCAACACGGAGTCCCATCATCAAAAATAGCAGGCAACTCCACAACTTCCCACTGATCCGCCAATGGGTCTTTAGCTTGCGCCCGCAACAACTGACCCGTCATGTCCTTCTCTGACCAACGCGTCTGAACCAAAACTATACTGCCACCCGGCTGTAAACGCTGTCGGGGACCCCCAGTATACCAATCCCAAGCATCATCAAAACCACTATTACTCATAGCAGTCTGCTCAGAATGAGGGTCATCGATAATCACCAAATCACCACCACGGCCCGCCAAGTTCGAACCAACACCAACAGCATAGTACATCCCACCACGGCTCGTGTCCCACCGACCAGAGGCTTTACTGTCCGCCGCGAGCTTTACGTCAGGGAAAACATCCTTGAACTCGTCACTGTCAATCAGGTTCTTCGTCTTCCGACCAAAGTTCACAGCAAGCTCCGTAGTGTGCGTCGCCTGAATGATTTTCATGTTAGGATTCTTGCCCATCATCCACGCCGGAAACAGGAAAGATGCGAACTCACTCTTCGTGTGCCTCGGGGCCATATTGATGATTAATCTCTTCAATTCACCACGCGCAACACGCTCTAGTTTTTCGGCTATAATCCGATGGTGCCTACCAGATATAAAGTCTGGCCACATCGCAGACACAAAATCTAGAAAATTTTCACGGCAAGATTCCTGTTTTTCAATCTGTGCCAGACGCAATCTGAGCTTTAATGCTCTGTCTTCTACTGAACTTGTAGTTGCATTCATGTCGGGGACCCTAAACGATTTTATGCGATATCCAACATATAATGCATATTCGTTCGTTTTTACAGATAATTATTTGCGAAAAACATGGCCCAAGCCCCCGAGTGGTCGGCGTGGGGGCCGCGCTGCGCGGGCCGCGAAACTTGGTTTCCGGCCGTGGTTTTGTGACCCGATATGCGGGGGACCCGACGCGTTGCCGGTGCATCGATGACCGCGATCCGCGGGCCAAATTCCACCGGCCATATGCAATTAATTAATTGCACCGGTCCGATTAATTGCACCGGCAATTAATTGTAAATGCGATTTTGGGCGCAGTTAATTTGCCGCGGTTTGGGGACCAGTTCGCACGGCCGCTGCACAGTTTTAATCGGCGGCCGCGTCACGCGTTTGGGGATCGGCGGGGCGGGATCCGATGCCCACGGCCCACGGTTCGGGGCGCGTCGTACGTTTGGCAGGCAGGGCGGGCGGCGGCCGCTGGCTTGTATTAAAGACAAATAAAAAGGCCCGCACGGGGCGGGCCAATCGTTGGTTTGTGTCGGTTCGATCTAGTCGAAACGTGCGATTTTCGCTTGGTCCAAGTTGAATTGGCGGTGTCGGATCGCAACAATCGCGCAATCGTAAATGAAACATTCAACGTCGTTGGTTTGCAATTTAACGATTGGATGCAAGGCGGGATCGTCGTCGTATCCAGAGCGGTAAATGCCCGCGGGATCGATCACGCCGTTTTTGGTCCAAGCGTTGGATTGAAACCCGCCGCAACCGTATGCCTTATCCATACCGTCGGCAACGAATTGCAAAAGATAGGCGGGATCGGTGATGTATTCCCGCCCGTCGGCGTTGGCCGCTTCCCAAAAGAAAATCGGGATAACGCCCGCCAAATCGCGCCAATAGTCCCGCATGCTTTCAACGTCGTCGTTTCTGGTTGGGTTCCATTGTGCGCCACAAAGGCCCAAAATGATTTCTTGCGGATCAACTGCAAAAATAGGGCTAGTCATTATTTCACCTTTAGCGTTGCTGTGATTGTACCGTCGCGGATAAAGTCGCGGATCGTATCGCGCACGGTTTCCGCTATTTCGTCGTCGTTGGTTTGGTATTCCTCGATGTTGCTTTCGGTGATGATATCCTGCAAATCCAATTCGTCGCGAATTTCGTATTCGTTATCCTTTACCAAATCCATGAACGCGTCGGAATTGTCGCGCATGTAATCCGCAAACGCGCCTTTTAAATAGCGTTCCATTGACGGGACCAATAGCGCGTCGATCTGGTTGCGCATTGCATCGCGTTCCCGTTCATATGTTTCGGCGTTATTTTGCGCCTCTTTCAATTGGGCGGATAGGTTTTCATTTCGCGCGGTTAATTCTGCATGCGTTAGCATTGGGCCGCGTAGTTCTACATTTTCCATTGTTTTACCTCATAAATAGAAAAAGGGGCAGGATTACCCCGCCCCCAATAAATCGCATATTGTCTTATATGTAAAGCTTTAAAACTTTAAGCGGCAATCCGCGCCCAATCGCGGTTGGATATGTTGAGCAATTGCCCGCCGCGTTCCTGCCACATATCGACGTCGTCAATATCCGCCTTATGAGCGCAAGCGGTCACAGCATTGACCAACGTCGCACGGGATAGCGGCCGCCCCTGCTCATAACCAGATTGACCAATCGTTTGCATCAAACCGTTCAAAACGTCGTTATTTTCTTTTTTCGACAATTTCAAAACAGTGCCCACGCTCTCGACAATGTCCACAACCTCATATTCACCATCAATAACGTCTTCGGCAGCGCGGCGCATCTGGTCCAATACAGCATCGAAGCTTTCACGCGACGCATACGCGGCCGTCAAATCCCGAAGTTTTAATTCCAGTGCGCGATTGTCCGCGTCTTTGGCCTCATTCGACAAAAGGCCATAATCCGATTGGTCCCGTGCGCTAGTAATATGAGAGCTGCGCGTTTTGTTTTGGGTTTGCATACCGTTCAAACAAGCCAACGTCCAATTGATCTGATAAACAGAAACCGAACCCGCGCCAACTTCCGAGTTTTGGAAACCGATGCCATTGGCCATAATATCACCGACGGCCGCACCCGTTCCCGTTTGGGTTTCAGATTTAAGGCGCAAATAAAGGCGTTTATCGGAAACATCCGCGTTTACAACTTTCCATTGCGCATCGCTTTCCATCAATTGGGGCAAGCTTGCCTGTAACAAATTGACATTGTCGAATGTTTTAAACTTATCCGAAACAAACGCCCGCGCCGTTCCGCTTGTTTCATCCCCGTCTAGATATGTCCGCACCATGCGGTTAACGGGTTCTTTCTGCCAACGCGCATTTATTAGGGCGTCATATTCGGCGGGATAATTCGCTTGCAAACGACGGGCCGTGCGGGTGTCGATTTCTGCCGCTTGCGCAATTTGGCCTTGCGTAAACTCGTTAATGTCCAAAATGCGGGTTGGTGCCCCGCCGCTCTGCTCAATAACAAGCTTGGCCTTCCCGTCGTCGTCGGTTGTCTTAACTAGATTATTTGTAGACGTCAAAAAATCCGCGCTTCGGTTGTGACGTTCTTGCACGGTTTGTAATAATTGTGAAAGTGTACCTTTTTCGTTTTCAATACTATGCATGTTTTTACCTCATAAATGCAAAGGGGCAGGATTACCCCGCCCCGTTTATCTCATATTGTCGCATATGATGCAACAGTAATTTTTAAAAGTTTTATTCCGCGCCAATATCGCCCGCAACATGATGGCGCACAATAGAGCGTGGCGGCAAACCAGAAACAAAACGTTTTAGTTTTTCCCCGTCGGTTTCCTCTTGTTCCCCGTTGGCGGTTTCATCCCACCAAATACGACAATTGCCCGCATCCGCATAACATCCGCCGCGAATAGTTGGATCGGCGGCCGCGCGTTTACTCGGACCGTGCGCAGTAAAGCCAACAATAAAATTGCGATTTAGGCGGGCGCATAACGGTTCGCCGTTCCCACATTGGGCGCAAGATATATCGCGATATTCGGCAGGGCAGCGCACGATTGTTTTCCCGTGCGGCGCGGCAGTTTTACGGCCGTGCCAAAATTCCGCGGGCACAACGCAAACAGAGGGAACGCCGTTATAGATCGACGCCGTGGCCGCCAATATGTTTTCTGTCGAGAAATTAATAACGGTTTTCCCCTCTTTTAATTTTTTGCCCCATCCGAAAACGTTCGGATCAAAATGCGAATATGTAAACGATACGCCTTTACTCGGCACCGCGTCCAATAGCGCGTCGAAATATTCCCAATCGATTGATTTGGTCCCCGTCCCGCTGCAATTCATTTTGCAATCAATCGGGCACGTCCCGTATTTATTCTTTGTGCCCGCCCGATATGTTACAGCGATGCCTTTGGTTTTTTTAGCGCGTGAAATTTCTACAGTCTTTAGCATTTTCTTACCTCATGCATATGCGATTTGTCCCATATAAATGGCAAATAAAAAACCCCGCGTCAATAGCGGGGTCAATTTTTTATCGGCGTCGTCTTTTATTCGTTCGCTTACTCAGTTCCTCGTAATCCGCGCCATAAAGCAATCGCCCGATAATATTAAAGATAAACATCATCACCTCGTTTGTTAAACATATAAGCGAGTCTATGGGATCATGTGGGACTTATCAAGTTAAAAACGGAATCCCAATCAAACTTTTTCTCGCATACAAAAACGGCCTCTGTTTTGAGGCCGTCCGTTTTTACATCTATCGCTTGCCGTGCATGGTACAAAAACAACTTCGGGACCGACGTCGCCTTGGACTGCTGCTTTACCAGTATCCAACTGCTACTGTGTTTATGCTTGGTTAACCATGCCACTTGGTGCGGGCTAAGATTTACCGCGTTCGCTTTACAAAACTTTAGCTCGACAAAATGAAACGCGCCGCGCTCATCACAAATCATCAGATCAGGTATGCCACGCCCAACAGAATTTTCAATTCTGGTGAGAATCAAATTCCGCGTCTTCGATCTCTGTGCTGCTGCTTTCAATTGCTGATAAAGGCCGGCTTCGGTCTTCATTTTGATTTGGGGTAATATCGATTGCGTCGCCATAGGTTGTCTTCAACTCATTCAAAGCTTTCAAAACGTCTTCTTTGCTCATGCTGTCAATGCTACCGTGTCTGATCTCAGATTTGGAAACATAGATATCGCCTTGTGCCATGCCTCGACGGTATTCAGCTTGAACTGCGGCAGAGTATGCCCCGTTCTCTATTGCCAGATCACGGATGCGCTGCAAGTCTCTAACGTGCCGTTGATAGGTCACGCCAAACTTTGCGTCCAACTCATCCTTATACTCTTTAATCTTTTTGCAAACGTGCGGGCTTATATATGGGTTGGTCATCTGTGACGCTCGAACAGGCGCGGACTTCTCAGAGTACCCTGCCCGCAATGCTGCCTCGGTTGCCGTGATTGTCCCGTCGTTGGATACCAACTCTTTAATAAAGATTTCCTGCATGCGGGTCAGAGGGCTGTTTTCGTTTACCCGCTTACGTCCCCGCAACTCATCAGGGTTTTGTTTGTTGTACTTCTTAGCGGTTGGTTTCTTCTTTGGTCGAATAACCAAGCCCGCGTCCAAGATGTTCTTTTTCTTTGCCATGTCATGCCTCATAACTATTCAGCTATAATTACAAGAAATAACGCCATTAGTTATATAGAGCCAGAAAAAAAAAAAAAAAAAAAAAAAATTTAAATAAAAAAAAAAAAAAAAAAAAAAAAAAAAAAACTTCAGAGACATTTAACGCAAATTTGAATCTTTGTCTAGTCACACACCACTTTTTGGCACGGTGTAACCTTTGGCGTAACCCCTCAAACACCTTATTTATATGGCTAAAACGGCCATGGTTACACGGTTACACGGGTTCCGCCATTATTTTTTAAAAAATATTTTTTTTATTTTTGAGCCTATATATATAAAGCGCGTAACTTCAAATGCCTTATGTCAAAGTCAGCGCCACCCCTAAGTCATTGAAAATAAAATCAAAATAGTTCTTAGCCGATATAAATGAGGGCAAGTCAGCGCCACCCTCATTTTCCTTCATTCAAAGAAAAAGCCCCGTGAACCGTGGTCAACGGCCCGCGAGGCGTGGCGTGTTATTTGTCGTACTTATCTTTGGGTCTGTATGTCCCTAACCAGTGCGCATCCACATTGACTGGACGGCCGTGGTGGATTTCGTATGGTGCTTGGGCGTGAAGTGGTACGAAGTGAATAGAGAAGGCGAAGGGTTCTTTGTTGAACCAGTTATAAACTTCTAGGAAGTTGGTTGCGGTTTTCCACTCGTACAGATTGGACCCGAAGAAATGGTATTCGATTTCTTTTGGGTTTTCTTCATCGTATTGATCGATGTCGTATGGTGCTTCGAAAATAAATCTTGGCATGTTTTCCTCATGAATTTGAATAAACTAGTCTAATGAATGATTCGATTGTCAAAGAGCGTGGGGTTTGTACCCTCAAGTATATAATACCACAGTATGCGAAAAGTCCCATACCCTACAAAGCATAGAGTATGGGACATTTGAGATACAATTGTATACTAAGGTATAAGACTATATACTAAAAGACAGGATCAACTAGGATTCCGTCGTCGTCGAGCTTTTTGAGGCGTTCGATTTCGTTGGCCAGTGCCGAGAGCCGCGGGTCGTGAACGCCGTGGTCCCAAACGATATCGTCGAACTCTCGTTGCTTCAACTTCAACTCTTTAACGACATCGATGAGCCGTGGGTCGTGGTTCATATGTTTACTCCCTTTTGCCTTAGTTCGCTGACAAACTTTTTTAGTTCCATCCTTGCCCGCCACAGGTCGTGTTGGACGTTGGGATGCATATCGGTACGGTTTGCTTCGCGCTCGTACTTATCTACTTCGTTTTTGAGGAAACGGTACAAACCTTTTTGATAGGGGTTGAGAGCTTCATCCCCCATGGCGTTTGCTCAATGCGACTAGGCTATCGACGAAGGCAACGAGGGCTGTTCGAGCTTCGTAGATTGTTCTTTGCTTCTCGTCTAATCGCTCCAACTCTTCTTTAATTAGTTTTCGGGCTTCTTCGGGGAGTTGATCTTGTCCCATAGTTTCTCCATTGCTTTTTCTGCTTCAGCGTTAAAGAACTCGTGTTCTGCTTTAACCTCTTCCTCAAGGTTAAACAGGACGTCTTCTAGTATGCTGATGCATGATTTAACGATTTGGTATTGATCGATTGCAGGACGGCTGATGAGAAAGTCTTCGTCGAAGCAAAGGTGGGTGCCCGCTTTAAATCGGCCCTCTGGTGTTAGGCCCTGATCCGAAACGTACACTTCCATAAACTTCTCATTCATTGTCGTCCTCTTTTTCTTTTAGGCGGGTCGATGGGCGGTAGGTCCGCGGTTAGCGCATCAGGGTTGTTGCGCTTCCATCTGGCGTTAACGCCTATGTTGTGGTTCAACTCGCTCAAGAAATCTTCGGGCGTTTCGTCGCCGTCTACTATTTCTTGAACTCTGTCGGCTACATAGAAAATGCAAATTCTATCGTCTATCATTGTACTATTCTTTCCTTGGTAAGTGGTAGCTTTTTTTCACGCCAAACGCAGGATGTCCGGCTTCGTATCCGTGTATGTATTGCTCCCAACGGTTACGTTGTTCACTCCATCTGGATCGTTCCCAATCCTTTTCGGCCTTGCGCCAATACCCACGGCGAAAGTGTAGAGCCTGACGGCCACCTGTGCCTTCTTTGTAGTCTTTGGATTTGATGGGTGCTTCGATGTTCCATGTCACCATGTTCCAACTGTCTGGGGTAAAGCGTCCTGTTGCCTTTTTAAACGACTGCCGTTTGACGAGGCTGACGTCGCGCTTGCCCGCTATGACAAAACGAGGCGTATTGATGGTTTGCAACATCGCACACGCTGTGCGCAAATAAGTGTACACGCTCGTGCGTCCCTCTTGGGTCGTTGTATGACGAAAGTCTTCTTCGAACGTGCCGTTCAAAGCATCTACAAAACCAATTGCGGTAGGCTCGGGGTCCATGGCTTCTAAATGGCCTTTCCCGAACAGGACAACGCTAAATACTTTTCCAAAGCGTTCATCTTCACGATCAATTCTTCGGGTCGGGGCGCACAGTAAAAGCACTTCGTTTCCATCCTGCGAAGGAACTTTAGACGTGTATAAGCCCACCAGTTCAGCGGGCAGTATAACGTCTTCGGATGGGGGCACTTGAGGGTCAGGGTAGATATTGCTCAAGTTTTCCCAGACATATTCATATATCTCGTCACAATCGAAAAACTGAAACCCGTTGGCCAAAACATCGGCAAGGTCGTGCGTATTGGCTAATTCCGTAACCCAATGCGGCTCTGTCGTCCGAAGCATTCTTACTATGTCCCTGACAAAGTAAAGCATGTCGCGTTTCGTGGTCCGTGGTCCGTCACGCTTTGGCCCACGTCCGTGGGGCGTCTTACGTCCATGGCCACGGCCGCTAAATGTGATGTTGCCCATGGAACTGTGGTTAATACGGTTGGCCAATGAACTTGTACCGCCCGTTTCGTCGGCTGCTATCATGCCGCGCCGTTGCATCATACCGTTCCAACCTTTCTTAGCCATTATTTCTTCTCCATTAAGTAATAACCGTCAGGGTGGTGGTTATCGTTGACACAGTGCGCAACACGGTGTCCTTCCTCTGGGGCGTGGTAATGCGTTTTTTCGCACTTTGGGCAAAAGAATATAAACTGGTCGCCTTTTCTTTTGCATTCATAAACGGGTGTTTCTTCACTCATAGTCTATCCTCATATTCTGACACAGGGGGCACGGCACACTCCATACACTGCTCTGCATCTTGGCCCATGATCTTAGTCACAGGCGCACCGCAATCGCACAACCGCTCCATTTCACCGTCGCCGCTGCATGTTTTACAAGTTTCAGTCTTTACGTCGATGACTCCGACGTCACGATTGGGGCCGTGTGGTCGAGGTATACGAACCTCAACCGTGCCATAACCCCAACAATCGGGGCACGGTGACATGATTGGCGTTTCTTGCAATTCAATTAATAGATCACCGATCTTTCCCATCACACATCTCCAAACCGAGGTTTGATCTCATCAATGAACCGATCCTCTAGGTCCTGCATGAAGGTGCGGAACTCGTTATCCATGGAATCGTACAAAGTCGTGTCAGGATAATCAGCCTTGTTCTGTTCGACATATTCCGAGGCCCACGCATGAATGTGGTGGAAGATGAAGTTTTCCAACTTCTCTTGGTCCATCGGTAACGACTTACTCATCCTTTAACTCCTTCAATACAGCCTTCACCATTACGTGGTATGCCTTCGCATCCTCTATTGTTTCAAACTCTGGCGTACCCGCAGTCGTTGAGTTGATCCCGTCAACCTCGTAGTACCCAACCCAATACCGCAAGTCCTCAAGATAGTTTTCCAACAAAGCAATCGCTTCTTTTTTCAGTTCCTCACGCATCTTCCGCCTCCTCGGCCCACACCTCAGTAGCATCAGGGTCACTGGTCCACTTACCTTGGTCCATCTCGTACAGCTTATCCATCGCGTCTACCTCACTCTCGGCTTCAATCAACACAGGGTATGTTTCAAATCTCATAATTTTATACTTCATCGTCCAACTCCTCTTCGAACTCGGGGTTGATGACTTTGACTTCGACTAGATCATCTTCGCTGTCGAAAGAGTTTTTGAACCCTGCGCCGCGGTTCAGGACGCGCCAACGGGCTTCTGCTTCGCTTTTGGCGTTAACGACGTGTACGTCGCATTTTTGATAATGGCGGATGATTTCGTATTGTGGCATTTTACCCTCATAAAATTAAAACGTTTTTGATATCTAGCGAATGTATGGGACTTTGTCAACCCTATAGATAAGAAAAAAGCCCCAGACCGAAGTCCGAGGCTCTTAGTTCATTCATGAGGTGTCTTTTACATATGCGATAATATACTAGGCGTCAACCGCTTTTTTATATATTTCGAACATTACGCGTAATTGTCCGCTGATCGTGCGTCCTTCAGACTTAGCAATGTCTTTGATCTCACGATATACTTCTATTGGAACCAGAACGCTCTTCCATTTCTCCGTATTCATCCGCTGTCCTTTCACTATTTGTGTAAGAATATATAGGATACTATGGGAAAGGCAAGAAAAAAGCCGCGGTGATGGAGCAAACCGCGGCTAGTTGCGAGGTAAAACGAGAGGTAAGGAAATGTCTACTTTGCTTCTCCCCAACTTGGACCTACCTCGACGTCACATTTGTTGGGTATGCTTAATGGTATCGCATTTTGCATAATTTGAGAAATGTTTTCTGCTTCTTCGCGATTTTTCACCGACATGGCGATCTCATCGTGTATCTGAATCATGGGCAACATGCCCTGCTCGTAGATATCCACCATGGCCTTTTTGGTCATGTCCGCGGCAGACGCTTGAATTAAACGGTTCAAAGCTTTGTAGGTGTATGCCCGCTTCAAACGCACCGTGTCGCCGTATGCTTTGACCGCATCCTCGTAAGGTAACGCCTTGTTCATTTCAAACGTATCAGGCTCCCAAAGGTTAAAACGGCAGCGACGGCCCAGTAGAGAACGCAGTTCGCCCTTACTGTCTTTCTGGTTCAGGCGGTTCATCACGCCCATCGACAGTCCCTTAACAAACGGCAGTGTCTCGTTGAAATGTTTCAAGACATCCTTGGCCTCGTCCACGGGCACGTCCAACTCGCCCGCAAGCTTGTTGACGCCCATGCCGTACAGAATGCCCAGACCCACCGTCTTGGCCCGCTTACGAGAGATGTTGGTCATCTCAGATACCATCGTATGGAAGTCTGTGCTTGGGTCTTGGTTGTAGCGGTCAACAAACTCTTTGGCCCCGCGCAACGGTTGCCCCCGCTGTTCACCAAACACATGTGCATAGTGAACCAAGATGCGTGGTTCCTGTTGCGAGAAGTCAATTGCCGCCCACTGGTCGCCCTCTTCTGGTAAGAACAGGCTGCGGATCATGGGACCCAACTCTGGGTCGCGGGCGGGGATTTGTTGTAGGTTGGGGTTGTTCATCGAAATGCGCCCCGAAACCGTTCCGCCATCGTCCGATCTGATCTGGTTTATGTGCGAGTGGATGCGTCCATCAGACCGACAGTGCTTGAGGATCGTATTGATAAACGTACCAGACGTCTTGTTCAGGTTACGCGCCTCGACAATTAATTGCGGTAGAGCGTGTGGGTGGTCGGAAAGATAGGACTTTGTAAAGGACGGTGCCCCTTTCTCGGTCCTGTCGTAGGTCAGACCCTGTGCATCGAATGCCTTGGCTATCGATTGGGCTGCCCAGATTTCTACATCAAAGCCCGCAAGCTTCTTGATATTTTTTAAAACTTCTTTCTCACGCTTGAGGAGCGCGTTCCGTGTGCGCTCGGCCTTGTCCAGATCAACGCGGACACCGCGCCATGTCATGTCCACCAAGCAGGGCAAGAGCCGTGTTTCGAGGTCCATGATCTGTCCTAGCCCGTCCTGCTCTATTTTAACGCGCAGGAAGTTGTAGAGTTCGAGTGTAACTTCGGCGTCTACTTCGGCGTAGGGGCCGACAAACATAGCGGGCATCTTGTACATCTCGGCCTTTGGGTCGAGGCCAAACGCTTGCGCTGCTTCTGTCAGAAGTTTCTCTGACTTGGTCTTGTTTAGATACTCGTAGGCGAGTGCGTTCAAGCTGTAGCTAAAACGGTTCTCGTCGAGTAACGACGCAAGGACCATGGTGTCGTACACTTTGCCCTTTATGTCGAA